CCTCCATCCGTGCTGCTATCGACGGGCAGGAGTTGTTCGTCCCACTTGACCCATCCAACCGCCATTACGCTGAGATCATGCGTCAGGTTGAGGCTGGTACACTGACCATTCAGGAGGCTGACTAATTGAATGGCAACCCTAGAGCAAATACGTCAGGCTGCTGAGAGTGACCTAGTCACATTCATCAAGCTAGTAGCACCTGAGCAAGTACTAGGGCAGTGTCACGAGGATGTCTGCAACTGGTGGACACGTGAGGATTCTAAGTCTCATCAGCTATTACTGTTCCCTCGTGACCACGGTAAGTCAAGATTAATTGCATATCGTGTCGCTTGGGAGTTGACAAAGAACCCAACATTGCGTATACTATACATATCAGCTACTGCCAACTTAGCTGAGAAACAACTAGGGTTTATCAAGGGTATCTTAACCTCTGACACTTACCAAAGGTACTGGCCTGAGCATGTCAACCCAGACGAGGGTAAACGTACCAGATGGACTAACTCAGAGATTATGTTAGACCATCCTTTACGGAAAAAAGAAAATGTTCGAGACCCTTCGGTCTTCACTGGTGGTCTTACTACATCACTTACAGGGATGCACTGTGACATTGCTGTCTTGGATGATGTCGTTGTTTACGAGAATGCTTACACGGGCGAGGGACGTAATAAAGTTAAAAGTCAGTACTCTCTTCTCTCGTCTATTGAGGGTGCTGATGCGAAAGAGTGGGTAGTGGGTACTAGGTACCATCCTGCCGACTTGTACAACGATCTACTACAGATGGTAGAGGATCAGTACGACAACAACGGAGAAAAGGTAGGTGAGGATAACATCTACGAAATCTTCGAGAAGCCTGTAGAGGATAGAGGTGACGGGACAGGACAGTTCCTATGGCCTCGTTGTCAACGCAAGGACGGTAAGTGGTTCGGCTTTGACATGAAGGTACTAGCTAAGAAACGTGGTCAGTACCTAGACAAAGGACAGTTCAGAGCACAGTACTACAACGATCCGTCAGACCCTGACAACGTACCTGTGTCATCTGATAAGTTCCAGTACTACGAACAGAAACACGTAAAAGAAGACAACGGGTATCTGTACTATAAGGATCGTCGTCTAAATGTATTCGCAGCTGTTGACTTTGCATTTAGCTTAGGTAAACGTGCTGACTACACAGCTATAGTGGTGATAGGCATTGACTCAGAAAACAACATATACGTCTTGGACATCGATAGATTCAGGACTGACCGAATCTCTGAGTACTTCGAACACATCCTTCACTTGTCAAACAAGTGGTCCTTCCGAAAGTTACGGGCAGAAACCACTGTGGCACAGATGGCTATCGTCAAGCAACTTAAGGAACTTATTAAGCAACACGGACTTGCTATAAGCATCGATGAGTTTAGACCTAACAAGAACCAAGGCAATAAGCAGGAACGTATATCTTCTGTCTTAGAACCTAGATATGATAACTTGAGTATCTGGCACTACCGTGGCGGTAATACTCAAATACTCGAAGAGGAATTGTCGTCACGTAATCCCCCTCATGATGACGTAATTGATGCCCTAGCCTCAGTAGTAGATATGGCTGTCAAACCTGCAAGAGCAATACGTAGGAGTAGAGATAACGTGGTACAATTTAATTCAAGATTTGGTGGAGTCTCCTTCTAATGGCTGGAACAACTATTGATTTCGAGCAAATGATTGACCCTCATGCTCTTGCGACTGACATTTCAGATCGTTGGAGCACATGGAATAATGCTCGACAAAATAAGATCGAAGAGTGGAAAGAACTCCGTAACTACATCTATGCTACGGATACTCGCACGACAGCTAACTCTAAGCTACCGTGGACTAACAGTACTACTACACCTAAGCTGACACAGATTGCTGACAACCTACACGCAAACTATTTCTCAGCGTTATTCCCCCAGCAACGTTGGTTTAAATTTCAAGCACACGATCAAGACTCAGATGTGAAAAACAAACGTGACGTAATCCAAGCATATATGGATAACAAGGTTCGTCAGTCTGACTTTGAGAACACGATAAGTAAATTAATCAACGACTACATCCAGTACGGTAACTGTTTTGCAACCGTTGACTTTTCCAGAGACTACACTGAGTACGATGATGGAGAACGTATTGTCAACTATATCGGCCCTAAGGTTGTCCGTATTAGTCCCTTTGACATCTGCTTCAATCCACTTGCACCAAGTTTCGGAGACAGTCCTAAAATTGTCCGTTCAATTCTAACCCTAGGGGAAGTTGCCCGTAAGGTAGAGGAGACTGTAGACAATGGTTACATGAAGTCTGTCCTTGACAAGATGATTGCTAACCGTGCAGCTATGGCTGAGAAAGAGACTGATGTCAATAAGTCAGAGGCTTTCATTGCTGATGGTTTCTCAACTATCACAGAATACTACGAGTCTAACTACGTAGAACTGCTTACCTTCTACGGTGACATCTACGATGCAGATACAGGCACCTTCCACAAGAACCGTGTGATCACAGTTGTTGACCGTGCCTATATTCTACTTAACGAACAGAACCCTAACTGGTTAGGCAAGGCTCCTATCTTCCATGCTGGCTGGCGGGAACGTCCTGACAACCTATATGCTATGGGGCCACTGGATAATCTTGTCGGTATGCAGTACCGTATTGACCACCTAGAGAACCTTAAGGCTGATGTCTTTGACCAAATCGCATACCCAATCATCAAGATTCGTGGTGACGTGGAGGACTTCGACTTCGAACCTGCTGCACGTATCTACATGGGTGAAGAGGGTGACGTAGGATACCTAGCACCTGATGCTACAGCCTTGAATGCTGACTTCCAGATCCAGACTTTAGAGAACAAGATGGAGATGCTGGCAGGTGCACCACGTGAGGCTATGGGTATCCGTAGTGCAGGTGAGAAGACAGCCTTTGAAGTGCAGCAGCTAATGACAGCAGCTGGTCGTATCTTCCAACACAAGACAGCCCACTTTGAACGTGTGTTCTTAGAGCCAATCCTTAACGCTATGCTTGAGGCGGCACGTCGTAACATGGACTATGCCGACACAATCCGTGTCCTTAACGATGACACAGGGTTGTACTTCTTTGAACAGATCACCAAGGAAGACATTATGGCTAACGGTAAGATCGTTCCTATGGGTGCCCGTCACTTCGCAGAACGTGCCAACCGTGTACAGAACTTAACGTCCTTGTATCAGTTGAAACTAGCAGACCCAACTATGGCGGCTCACTTGTCAGGTAAAGAGTTTGCTCGTCTGATGGCTGAGGAACTAGGTGAACCTGCACTATTCTCTGAGAACGTAACGATCACAGAACAGCTAGAGACCCAACGTATGGCGACTGAGGCTGAGGTTCAGTTCGAAGAGGAACAACAGATCGCAATGGAAAAAGGACTATAATGAAGTCTAACTGGTTCAAACAATGTAAGACGAAAGAGGATAAGGAAAAGGTTCGCCAGAACATCCTGTCTAACCGAGATTCACTCCTTCGTCTTGAAGTAATTCTTGAGTCTTTACTCAAAGAATCCCCATCATCAGCTGACTACGATAGCCCGTCATGGGCATACAAACAGGCTGATCGTATAGGGTATAACAGAGCACTAAACCAAGTGCTTGATATTATCAACCTAGATAAGGAATAAAATTATGGTATTTTCTGACTTGGCTGAAACCAAACAGCCCGAGCAGGTAACAGAGCAGATGACATCTGAGACCCAACCACAGGAATCTTTTGTTCAGAAACTCGTAGAGGCAAAGGGAGAGAACTGGAAAGACCCTGAAGTCTTAGCTAAAGGTAAACTCGAAGCAGATGGCTACATCAAGACCCTAGAGGATCAGCTAGCCCAGATGCGAGAGGATATGAAGAAGCAGGACTATCAAGCCCAGATTCTTGAACAGTTACAGAACAAGGCTGCTGAAACTACCACAGCACAGACTGTAACGCCCAATAATAATGGTAGCACAGAGACACAGAACACCACTGCAAGTCTTAGTGAAAACGATCTTGAAAGCCTTGTTGAAAAGACACTGGTCAAACGTGAACAGGATTCTGTCATTAAGCAGAACTTGGCACAAGTAGATCAAGAGTTAGTTAATTCTTTTGGTACTGAGGCAGCAGCTAAAGTCCAAGAGAAGGCACAGGAACTAGGTATGTCTCTTGAACGTTTACGTGACATTGCTGCCGAATCCCCTTCTGCTTTCTTTACTCTTATCGGTCAACAGCAGCCAACCTTCAGCCCTATGGTTCAAGGTTCTGTCCGTACCGAAGGTGTTAATATGCAAGCCTCGAACACACGTGACTGGCAATACTACCAGAAGCTGCGTCGAGAAAACCCTAATCAATACTATTCACCCAAAATCCAACAACAACTGATCCAAGATCGGATGAAGATGGGTGACAAGTTCGGAAACACTTAGAAAGGACTAGCAAATGGCTGGTATGATTTCCTCCAACGCTGATATGCAGCGTTTGATTCGTGCCGAGGTTTACTCCTCGGAACTAAAAGAAATCCTTCGTGACGAAATGATGGCACAGTCCGTTGTTCGCATGTTGGAAGGCTTCCCAGATGGTGACACATTCACTATCCCAACAATCGGTGAAACAACTGTAAACACCTACACTGAAGATACAGCTGTAACATACGATCCACTAGATACAGCTGAGTTCCAGTTCACTATCGACAAGTACCTACAATCAGGTTCATACATCACGAAGAAAGCTGCACAGGACTCGTTCTACAGTGCACAGCTGGAATCACGTTTTGTTCCTGAACAGGCACGTGCGATCATGGAACACTTCGAAGCAACTACTATGGAATCTCCTGAGGTTGGTGTCACAGCTAACTCAGCAGAAGCACAGAATGGTATTGCTCACCGTATCTCAGGTGGTAACGGCGGTAAGCTAGAACTAGAAGACTTCGCATATGCACGTTATGCATTGAAGAAAGCTAAAGTAGCTGACCGTGGTATGGTTGCGATTGTTGACCCATCAGTTGAGTTCCAGTTGAACACACTGACAAACATCGTTAACGTATCTAACAACCCAATGTGGGAAGGTATTGTTCGTGAAGGTATCGCAACAGGTATGCGTTTCGTAGCAAACGTATATGGCTTTGACGTATACACATCGAACTACTTGAAGAACACAGTTGCTGACGCAGCCCTTCTTGAAAAAGATGGCTCAACAGCAAACGACTTCTCAACAAACAACGGTGTTGCTAACTTGTTCTTCTCAGCTGACCCTAGTTCCAACCCATTCGTTGGTGCATGGCGTCAAATGCCTGAGGTTGACTACGAGTACAACAAAGACTACCAACGTCACGAGTACGTCACAACTGCTCGTTATGGTGTCAAGAAGTACCGCCCAGAAGGTATCGTCACAATCGTGTCCGATCCAGCGGTATAATAACTTTGGGTATCCCTTCGGGGGTACCCTTCATTTTTTTGTTGACAAAAGATATTTTCTTGTATATAATATCTTTAACACTGTCAGGGGTTACTAATGGCTAATGTAAATCACTCAACTTTAACTGATCCTTACTTGCATGAACCTAAGGGTATTGGTTCTGCTGGTACTGGTACAGTTTATGTGGCAGATGGTGCAGGTTCTGGAACATGGCTAGAGAAGACACGTTTTATTGGTGCGTATATTGCTTTTGATTCTGTAACACCAGCCTATCAGCACTCCTGTACAACATCAGATACAATTCTTGATCCTTCTTTTTCAATAGCTGACTCTAATGGTTTCTCAGGGGAAGCAATTCCTAACGCTCGTCTTAAGTACACAGGGACAGAAAACATTAATGTTCAGATTATCTTTACCATCTCAGCTAAGCAGGTATCAGGTGGTGATAAAGACATCGAATGGTCTCTCTGGAAGAACGGTGTAGAACTAGGTGGTTCACGTGTAGTACGTACAACACCATCAGGTAGCTGGGGTTCATCTTCTGTATATTCTTTCACTGAACTAGTTACGAATGATTACTTAGAGGTAAAGGTTAAGGCTGAAGCTAACTGTACAATCGACGTAGCATCAGCATTTATGTCTATCATGGGATCGGCACACTAAGATGAAGACAACACTCCTACAAATCGTACAGTCTATTCTGTCAGACATGGACTCTGAGGATGTCAACAGCATCGCAGATACCATAGAGGCACAACAGATTGCGTCAGTAGTTGAGGACACATACTTCAACCTGATCGCTGCAAGGGAAATTCCTGAGCATAAGACACTCCTAAAACTGACAGGCTTAGGTGATACATCTAAACCTACACACATGGAGTATCCTGCTAACGTAAAGTACATTGAACGTTTAGAGTACGACGTAGGAACAGCCCCAGAAAAAGACTATCGTATTATTCCATTCGTAGAACCTTTAGTATTCCTAGACCGTATGGACGAGTCTGATACCAGAGTGACAACCTTTAACGATAGTGTAGAGATCTTTATCAAGACAGACGAACACCCATCCTACTACACAAGTTTTGACGATGAGTATATTGTCATGAATGCTCACAAGGCTGACGATGACCAGACACTTAACGCAAACAAAGTACGTGCCTATGGTTCTGTCTACCCTACCTTTAGCCGTACAGATTCTCATATCATAGACTTAGACAACACATTCATGCCGCTTCTACTAGCTGAAGCTAAGTCGGCATGTTTCTCATTATTCAAGGGCGGGTCAGACCCTAAGATAGAACAGGCAGCACGTCGCCTGAAGTCCTACGTACAGAATGACCAGTATAAAAGTCGTAGACCTAATGTACGAAACCAATACGGAAGAAAGTAATGATCGAATACGAACATGACACGGCAAACCAGTTCTGTGTCTGTAAGTCTGATAAACTACTTACAGAAGTATACATCGAAAAAGAAATAGGTGGATACAGGTTTTTTAAGATTAGGTACGCCAAGGGTAATGTACCTCAATCACTAGCAGGACGGTACACATCTGTCAAAGCAGCCCAGAAAGACCTCGAACACTACCTCAGAAAGCAGCCTGTCTCTAAGACTAAACTAGTCAGAGAACGTGCAGACCAGAGAGAGAAAGAACGGAATGCCGCAAAGTCTAAATCAAAAGGCAGTTAACAACTTTGTCCGTGGTCTCATTACTGAGGCTGCGGAACTTACCTTTCCTGAGGGTGCCTCTGTTGATGAACTTAACTGTGACTTGCGTCGTGACGGTACTCGCCGTAGACGACTAGCTGCTGTCTATGAAGAAAGTAATGCTCTATCTACTTTCACAGTATCAGACTCAGAACTTATTACTACAGGTAGCTGGGTTAACGTAGGTGGTAACTCTGACCTTGAGTTTCTAGTTGTCCAGAAAGGTTCTCATCTTTACTTCTACAACAAGGGTGCTCTACCATACTCAGCACAACAAGAGAGTAACTTTGTCAACCTAGCATCATACGAACAGTCAGGTTCTACAGGTGCAGAAACAGCTAAGTGTCAGTTCACATCTATCAAGGGTAACCTCGTTGTCTCCTCTCCACAGATCAACACGATTGCTATTGAATATAACTCAGGTACCTTCTCAGTAACACAGGTCAGCTTTAAAGTACGTGACTTCGAGTGGCAGGGTAACACCTCACAGTACTACTCAAACGACACTACCCCTAGTCAGAACCGTAAGTACGATGCACAGAACACAGGCTGGAACACAGGTAACGATGCTCCAACCGATCTGACCAAACGTCTGACACACCCGTGGTACGCAGGTAAAAATGCTGACGGTGACTATAACTCTGATGAGTGGGAAAAGATTTACGGTGGTACAACCCTTACAGGTAACGGACACTACGTCCTAGACTTCTTTACTAAGAACCGTCAGTCTGTGTCAGGTGTTACAGGGTTGACAAAACCTACAGACCCTGAGTCGTCCCGTTTCCGTTGCGTTGAATCCTTCTCAGGCCGTGTCTTCTACGCAGGTGTAGACAGTTCTCAGAACGCAGGTACAATCCTATTCTCTAAACTTGTAGATACTGTAGATGACCTAGGTATCTGTCACCAACAGAATGACCCTACAGCTGAGTACGAGTCCGATCTACTAGACACCGACGGTGGTGAGATCAAGATTCCAGACGCTGTTAAAATCCAGAAACTATACGCATACCAGAACTCTCTGTTTATCTTTGCCGAGAATGGTATCTGGCAGATCACAGGTGTGGATGGTGTCTTCCGTGCTTCATCCTACTCAGTAAACCGTGTGTCACGTATCGGTCTACTACAGCCTGAGACATTCGTAGAGGCTGAGGGTGTTCCCTTTTGGTGGTCACGTTTTGGTATTCACACCCTGCAGACAGACCCAGTGTCAGGCCAAGGTCAAGAACAGAACTTGACTATCCCTACGATCCAGACCTTCTGGGATGCCATTGATGCTGATGTCAAACTAAAAGTTACAGCTGCCTATGATGGTATTTCCAAACGTATCTACTGGGCGTATCCTGATGAGGATGAACCTGTACAGGCCAAGTTAAATAACTTCCTGATCCTTGACGTACCACTACGTGCATTCTATCCTTGGAAGATTTCAGACCAAGCATCTAACACTGACTGTGTCGTAGGTATGGCATTCTATTCAGGGTATGGTGCTAGGGAACTAGAACTAGACGTTACAGCTAACAACGGTGTTGATGATGTTGTAACCTCAGATGGTGATGATGTTGTCTCAGAACGTATCTCTTCATTTACCACAGGTGACCCAGCTATTGTTCTTATCTGTCGTGATGGAGATACCAACAAACTAACCTTTGGTGGCTTCAGTGGTACAGGTTTACTAGACTGGGGTGACACGAACTACAGTTCCTATGCTGAGACAGGCTATGACTTCGTTGGTGATCTTGTCTCTAAGAAGAGTGCTCCCTACATTGTTACATATTGTAGGTTGACAGAAGAAGGATTTACTGGTACAGAGGTAGATGGGTACGAGTCCATCCGTCCTTCTTCGTTGTTTGTCTCTAGTGCTTGGGACTTTAACGATACCTTCGGGGCAAGCCAACAGGCATACAGACTTAAGTTTCCTGTCGTTGTCGATCCTGATAACTTGGATGTGTTCGGATACCCTGAAAGTGTAATTACGTCCCGACTTAAGGTACGTGGTACAGGTCGGTCAGTCCGTATCAGGTATGAGAGTGAAGAAGGTAAAGACTTCTTATTGTTAGGTTGGGGTGTCATATATGGTAGGAACCCTAGATTCTAATG